CCAGTTGAAGTAGACGTAGCAATAGAAAGAGTACGATAATGGCAGCGAACAACGCACTTATAGTTACAGACATTAACTTTGATCAGATAAAAGGCAATCTGCAAGCGTTTCTGTCTAGTCAGACTCAATTCAAAGATTACGATTTTGAAGCTTCGGGTATGCAGACTATTCTGCATCTGCTAGCTTACAATACGTACTATAACTCAATCTATACCAACATGGTTGCGAATGAAATGTTCCTTGACAGTGCATTGATTCGTAACAATATTGTTTCTCGTGCTAAGATGCTTGGATTTACTCCTGGTTCAGCTCGGGGAGCTCGAGCTGACTTGAGATTACAATTTCAACCAGTTGGCACTCCCGCTAGTATTACTGTTCCAGCAAACACTCAGTTTACATCATCAGCGGATGGTATAACATATACCTTTTCTACCGAAGCATCTAAAACTGCACTTCCTGATGGAAACACAAACTACATTACAACCGTAACTGTCAGGGAAGGTAATCCTGTACAAGAGTCGTATACTGTTAACAGCAATGCTCCGGTTAGATATTTGTTAAACAATGAGGATTGTGATACGGAGACTCTGTCGGTCAACGTACAGCAATCGATCTCTAATACCTCTTCTGAGAACTATGTGCTAGCTAGCGCCATCACAGGAGTTACTGGTAACAGCGCTGTATATTACTTGCAAGAAAATAATGATGGTGCTTTTGAGGTGCTTTTCGGAGATAATATTCTCGGAAAGAGATTGATCGATGGTAATATCGTTAAGTTAAATTATAAAGTATGCAATGGCACTGCACCGAATGGAATTAATAAGTTTACTGGTCCTAGTACCATAGGTGGTTACAGCTACACTACTTCCGTTGTTTCTCGTGCAACAGGCGGAGCTGGCCCACAATCGATCGAAAGTATAAAGTTTAATGCACCTAGGAGCTACACTGCGCAAAATCGAGCAGTGACTGCAAACGATTATAAAAACTTATTACTAAATAAAGCTAGAGATCTTCAAGCCGTTAGTGTGTGGGGTGGTGAAGACAATAGTCCTCCAATTTATGGAAAGGTTTATGTTTGTGCAAAGCCTATTGGTGCCAACATATTGACCGATCTTCGTAAACAAGAGCTAGTTAATTTATTAAACGAATTTAACGTCCTAACATTAGAGCCAGTATTTGTAGATGCAACTTTCCTTTACATTGTACCTACCATTAATGTTACATACAATTCAAACTTTACAGCAAAATCACCGAATAGATTAATCTCATTAGTTGATACTGAACTGGGGCTTTTCCAAGACAATGAATTGAGTTCTTTTAATCAAACGTTTTACGACTACAGAGTATCTAATGCATTAGCTAAATTGGACGATAGCATTGTTGCTGTTACTGTAGCTTCTAAAATGCAAAAAAGATTTATTCCGGTTACTGGCAATGTGTTAACATCGTATACTCTTAACTTTAACAACCCAATGTTCAATCCTCATCCTGGTCACCGTTATACAGTATCGAGTACTGGATTTACTCACCAAGGTGTAACTTGTTATTTTGATGACAATGGATCCGGAGTACTTAGAATTTATAGATTGCAAGGTGGAAATAGGGTATATCTTAACCGTAATGCTGGAACAGTAGACTATGACTCTGGTACAATAGATATTTTTAGTTTACGTATATCTGGATACCAATTTGATTCTATTAGAGTATCAGCCACACCTAGACGAGAAAATATTAACACTGTACGAAACCAGATTCTTTTGCTGGCAGATGCTTTCGTATCAATTACAGATACTAAAACTAAACGTATTGTAGCTTCTACTACCAGTACACTGTCTACTACTCAGGCAACATCACCTTCTGATGTTGGACTTAATCAAAGCTCGTATGTCTACTAATGGCTACAGATAAAACAGTTTCATCGTTCATTGAAAGTCAGGTACCAGAATACCTGCGTGAAGAGGGACCAAAGTTAGTTGCGTTCCTCAAGGCTTACTATGAGTGGATGGAAACTACTAATCAGTTAACTGACGCATCTAAAAATCTACTTAATAACCAGGATATTGATACAACCTCTTTGTCCGGTTTCTATGATTATTTTCGTAAAGAAGTTTTAGCTGATTTCCCAACTGAAATATTAGCTGACAAGCGATTGGTAGTAAAGAGAATAAAAGATCTATATCAAACTAAAGGGTCTAAATTATCCTTTAAATTGCTGTTTAGAATCTTATACGATGAAGAAATAGATTTTATTAACCCCGCTGATTTTATTTTAAAGACCTCGGATGGTAGATGGGTTAGAGATCAACTGGTTAATATACACGAGCCTATAGTTGGTGATATAGATTCCATGGTTGGTCAGTTTGTAACTGGTCAGACTTCTGGTGCTAGGGGCAAGTGTACCGCGGTAGCCAAAACTATTCAACTTGGTATACAAGTAAGACAATTTACTGTTACTAACGTAGTTGGTTCCTTCAGAGACAAAGAAGTTATCTTGGCCGATAATGGAGTCAGTGGTACAATTACAAGTGCTCTCGGTGCACTAGTCGATGTAGTTTTTAACAACCCTGAAACCAATAGGGGTGGATCGGGTCATCAGCTTGGAGATTCTGTTAGGTTTATATCTTCAACGGGTACGGGTGCTACTGGCGTAGTGTCAGGCACAAAACCTTCTGGTGTTACTTTTAGAGTAATTGATGGTGGTAGTGGCTATAGAGTAGCAACACCCTTAGCTGCAAACGGCTCTGGATTGTTGGTAGGTGGTTCAAGCGCTAACAATAGTCCTAAAGGTACAACTGCGACAGTTTCAGGTGGTACTGGTATTGGAGGATCTGTAACAGTATTAAGTATTGGACCTCCTTATGCTAATGTTTTTGTATATACAGACAAAATTCAAGCTGTAGCCAATACAAGAATTGGATTTGGTCAAACATATGGTGATTCCGCAAACACCGATACTTTTTTAGCAAGTGCTAATTTAGAATCAGCTAATGCTTATACCACACTGGGCAGTGCACTGGGTACTATTGCTGAAACTGTTGGTTCTGTAAATGCTATTGCTGTAACTACCGGTAACTACGAAGTTAACCTTCCCGGTGTGTCTACTATTGATAATGTTATTTCTGTGTTGGAAGTAAGCGATGGTAGTGGTGGTTACTTGGGAAAAAATGCAGTTATATCTCCGGTGTTTATTCCCGGTGCAATTACAGACGTTACTGTTAATAATGGTGGCTCATTATACAGCTCCGTTTTTCCAGTTACAATTCAGAACACAACCAGAACAGGAACAGCCGATGCTATTGGTTCTCCTATTGTATCTGGTGTATCTCAAACTATAGGACGTTTTACAGACTCTCGTGGCTTTCTATCATGGAACATGAGACTTCAAGACAACTATTATTATCAAGAATATAGTTATGTAATCAAGTCTCAAAGAGGACTACAGGTTTATAGGGATATAGTTAAAAATGTTTTACATCCAGCTGGAAGTAAGCTGTTTGGTCAAATTAACCTTCAAGATGAAATTGATTTTGCGGGCCAGTTTGATGTAGAAGAAACAATTTACCTTAATCTCATTAAAGCTCAAACTAATACAGAGCTTACTATACCTTCGACAACTAGGTTCTCTGATGATACGGTACTCAGTCGTACTATTGAGTCTGGTACTATATTGCCAAGCTCATATGTATACGGTGGTCCGGTACAGCATGGTACGTTTGTAAGTAACACCAATGTTGTATCGTTTGGATTTGACGTTAATGCTATTGATCCAACTACAGTAGTATCGTCACCACAACTTAATTTCGCAGTTTATCCTGGTACAATTCTACCTAGCTCTGAGGTTTACGGTGCGCCCGTCTTTGGCTCTGTAGTTTCAACTAATAATCAACTATCGTTTACCTTTGACCTACCAAGCATCGGATCTACTACATCAGTAACTGAAACTAACATCTTACTGTTGCCAGGTGATGGAACAGTAAGCGTATCTAACAATGAAATTATTGATCCGTATCTAACAACATCTATCTCAACATTGTTGACAGATCCAATTGTATCAATAGGTTCTCCGCTAGCTGTAAATGGTAATAATACCTTCTTTACAACTATTGTTCAGAGCGGATCAACTATTGAAATACAAGATATTGACCCCGGCGCTACTGGCAACACGACATATATAGTAGACGCTGTTCTTAGTAACACTGTACTGACTATTACACAGCCGTTTGGTGGTGGAGCAGCTCTTGCAAACGGAATATTCAGATACACATACGACGGTAATATTTAATTATGCCTGCCAAGCTAACTCGAAGATTTAATCTACACATTGCTGATACTTTTAAAAGCCAAGTATCAAGAGGTGATGATCAGCTGTACGTATTCTTTTCTCGTGTACATCCATGGGCAAACGGAGCTAGTAACCCAGATCCTGTAGTTGATACAATTCAATATAGCGATTATGATGTATGGCGAGGTATGCTTGGCCTAAAGAAGATTTCTAACAATGATGTTTCTTTTGCTGCCAAGCGATATGATTGGACATCGGGTACCGTATACGCGCAATATAATAATTTTGATAGTAATTTGTTTACTAAAGCATACTACGTGTACACTGACGAAAGTAATATTTACAAGTGTCTTTATAATAATAAAGGTGCAGCGTCGACGGTTAAACCTACAGGACAATCAACGTCGAAGATTGTGACGGATGATGGATACATCTGGAAGTTTATGTATAATATCACTCCAGCTGAACAAAATAAGTATCAAACCGCTACGTTTATACCTGCAAAGAGAGTCGGAGACTCGTTGAGTCCTCAAGAGGCTGTTACCGCTGCTGCAGTTAGAGGATCTGTTGAAGTAATAGAAATCTCAAACGGCGGTAACAATTACGTAACAGCTGTAGGTAATGTAGTATTGGCGTCTAACTCAACCTCTGTTACTTTGCTCGATATTGACGTCAATCAAACTGACGGTTTCTACAATGATTTTAATTTGTATATAACTGGAGGAACCGGTGCTGGACAAATTAAAACTATTTCTCAATGGATAGGCACTACTTCTACAGCAAGAACTAGCGAAGCGTTCACCACAGCTCCAGATTCAACAAGCAAATTCCATATTGGACCACGTATAAATATTACTGGAGATGGTTCTAATGCAACAGCGTTTGCTAACGTAATCAGTGGTCAGATAACTAAAGCTACAGTAATTAATGGTGGGTCAAATTACTCTAGAGTAATAGCTACTATACCATCATATAGTGACTCTGGAAGTACGCCAAGGGGATCGGGAGCACTAGCAACACCTTATCTTTCTCCCCTTGGGGGGCATGGATTTGATCCAGTGTCCGAGCTTAATGCTACCAATGTGGTAATTAACACGGCACTGATTGGCGGTAGTAATTCAACTGGCGATGGACCTACTTTAATTGCTAATAATGATTTTAGAATATATGGACTTTTGAAAAATCCAATAGTAAGGCGTTCAGGATTAGGAGATGTAGCGGGCGCAGTTGCAACAAATATAAGATATAATCAAACAACGCGGCTAGGATCCTACAACAAAACAGGAACGTTCTTGCAGGATGAGTTTGTTACTGGAGGAACCAGTGGCGCCAGTGGTCGTGTTGTAACATATGACCTAGATGTTGTTTCAGGAAAAGAATTACTTTATTTAACCAATGTCGATGGTACGTTTAGTAACAACGAATTATTAACTGCTAATAGCAGCGGAACAACAATGACAGCTAATGGTGTAACATTGAGTGACCTCTTACCTTATAGGGGAGAAGTACTCTACACTGTTAATAGACAAGCAATCGTAAGAGATATTGACCAAACAGAAAACATCACTATTACTGTGAAGTTTTAACAGGAGAGCCAAATGGCGCTAGAAACAGATTTTAATAAATCTCCTTACTTTGACGACTATAAAGATGTCGCGGAAGGTAAAGACTACCACCGTGTGTTATTTAAGCCAGGACTAGCTGTTCAGACTAGAGAGCTTACTCAGCTTCAGTCTATGATATATGAGCAGATTGCTAGGTTTGGAGACAATATCTTCAAAGAAGGTACAGTCGTAGAAGGCTGTGCTTTCCAGTACGATGCTAACGTTGCTTTTGTTCGCTTGCAGGATAAAGATCCTGGTGCAAATACTGTTGACGTTACTGTGTTCGCTAACGGTATTGTTACTGGACTTCAATCAGGTGTCCGCGCTAAGGTTGTAGCTGCAGCATCGGGAACTCAGACGAGCGTAACCGGTGATTCGAATGTACTGCTTGTAAAATATCTTAATGGTGGTACCGTAGCTAATTCATCTTTTAATGGTGGCACTTCTGCGGGCGGATATAAAACGTTTGCTTTTAATGAAACAATTTCATTCTTGCCAGCAGACGGAGGATCAGGTCAACTAGCCAACACATATACTAACGGTACGGGTATTAACAACCCGTTTGGTTTTGGTAGTATTTTTCATATTGGGGACGGTACAGTATTTGGTAAGGGCCATTTTGTTACTGTTCGGCCTCAAACATTAATACTTGAAAAGTTTTCTACTAGACCCTCCTATAAAGTTGGATTCAAAATTAATGAAAGTGTTGTAACTAGTGATAACGACACTACGTTATTAGACAACGCAAGAGGATCCTACAACTACACTGCCCCTGGTGCTGACAGATTAAAGCTGACAGCTAATTTGACTAAGAAGGTCCTTGAAACTGCTAATACGGAATCTTTCTTACCTATCTTCGAAGTTGATTCAGGTAGTATAAGAACCATCAAAAATCGAACAGTTTACGACGTTCTTGGTGACATGATTGCCGAACGTACCTATGATGAATCCGGCAACTATGAAATCAAAAAGATGAAAGTTGCTGTCAAGGAGCATTACGACAATGGGACTAACTTTGGTAGGTGGGCCGCAGGTAGTATAAGACCTGTAGCTAATACTCAACGGCTGGCCATTGGTGTAGAAGCTGGTGAAGCATACGTCCAAGGATACCACAACGAACACCTAGCAACTGTTTGGATTGACGCTGACAAGGGTATAGACACCAGATCAGAAACTGGAGTAACCGTATCAACTAGTTATTCTAATTTTGTAGATTGTAAAGATGTAATTGGTACGTGGGATCCAACAACATATCAAACAGTAGAGCTGCATGGTACAGCTCACGAAGCATGGAAATCTTCTTCCTTTGGTGGCGCAAGCGGCCCAGGAAATCAAATCGGCACAGCAAAATTAAAGTTTGTTCAATATAGATCTGGTACTCCTAGCTTGCGAGATGGCACCTACAGGTTCTATCTGTTTGATATTAAAATGACCAGTGGTACGTTTGCAAGTGTTAAATCAATTTATGTTAATAACGCTAGTGGTCCGGATAACTTTGCTAATATAGTATTAGATAGTAGCGGTAATGCTGTTTTAACTGAGCCATCGTTTAACCGTTCTTTGTTTAAGAGTGGTTTATCATATGTTAAATCATTTGGGCAAGCAACGTACAAGTACAGAGACAAAGCTTCGGTTACAATGCAAACTAATGGCCAACAAACGTTGACTTTAGGCACTCCGCATACAGGCGGTAACGAGGAGCTAGATTATTCTGGTACGCTTACACAGGATCAGCGAAGAACTATTACTGCTGTAAACTTAAGTAGCCCTGTTAAGTCCCGCATCCCAGGTAATGTCGGGATTACAAATAGTAGTAACACTATCACTTTTGATAGCAATTCAAGTTTTTCGTCTGTCCTTTCACTTGGAGATTTTATCGAATTAGACAATGGCACTTCTCAAGAAATAGTGCAGGTTCTTGGTAATTTAACATCCACTACTGCGGATGTATCCGGGGCAGGCTTGGGTCTCACGAGTGCAACTAACGGCATTCTACGAAGAGTTTATCCCACTGGTCACATCTTCGACTTGGGTGGCGCGGGAGCTACTGGTACAGCTCGTACTGTAACAGCTACATCTGCTACAGAGCTTGCTATCAACATGCAAGAGACATATGATAGTACCTTTACCATGGGTCTTCATTACAATGCCCAACGCGAGACTGCTAACGCAGCTATTAAACTAGTACGTAAAAATAGATTTATTAAGCTAGACCTCAGCACTAATGATAATGGTACTAACGGTCCGTGGGTACTAGGCTTCCCAGACGTATTTAATATTAGAAAAGTTTATCTCGGTACAACTTATGCAACTACTAATAGAGATGTAACTCGAGATTTCTATTTAATTCGGAATGCTACCGATACATTGTACAATCTGTCTCAGATAGCTCTCAGACCAAACAGTATCCTCAATTTAACTACCTCTGACAGGTTATTGGTGGAGTTGGATTATTTTGAGCATAACGAATCTACGGGTATTGGATTCTTTAATGTTGAGTCATATCAAATAGACCCTGCTGAATCAAGAACCAATTCAACTACTGTTGCTACCAGTGATATTCCAGTGTTTGATTCTCAAAACAGCGGAGAGGAGTACGAGCTTAGAGACACTATCGATTTTAGACCTCATGTCTATCTAACTGCAACTGATACTACTTCGATAGGTTCAGCAACAGTTAATCCTTCATCCAATAATAGCATTGACGTTCCTGCTAGTGGATCATATGTTCCTTTACCAAGTGGCACTTGGGAGGCTGATGGCGAATACTATCTGGCAAGAATTGATAGGGTTGTAATTGGTAAAGACGGTAAAAAGAGAGTTGTGAGAGGCGTTCCAAATGAGAAGCCATTCCCTCCAGCTCAACCTGCTGAGAGTATGTCATTAGCTCTGTTAAGCATTCCCCCATATCCATCGTTATCTCAAGAGCATGCTAATGTTCTCAAGCGTAGAGAATTAGCGGTACAGATGAAGCCTATCATAAACAAGCGATACACCATGAAGGATATCGCTGCTCTTGATCAACGTATTGGTAATCTAGAGTATTATACTGCTCTTTCTATACTTGAAAAAGCTGCTACGGATCTACAAATTTCTGATGATAACGGATTGAACCGGTTTAAAAATGGAATTTTTGTAGATTCATTTTACGGACACAATTTTGCAGATACTACTAATGTGGCCTATAGTGCTTGTATTGATTCTAAGAAAGGGGAATTTAGACCTAGGTTCGAGCAGTACAGCATTGACCTTGGCTTAGACAACGTTGACAGTAATATTGCCAGAAAAGGAAAGCATGTCAGATTAACTGTAAGCAGTGCGGTTAGTGGTTATAGCGCCGGTGATACAGTTTATGTTGGTGCCACGCTGGGATCATCTTCAGCTAGAGGTACAGTGCGAGCTGTAGTTTCTACTGGCAGCAATGCATACAGATTGTACCTGCACAATACAACCGGTACGTTTGGAGCAACTGAAACACTCAAAAATGACACTGGTGGTGGAACTGGTACTATTGATTCGGTTCAAGGTGCTGTTACAACTGATGCGCTAATGATGTCATATACACATCAAACGTATGTGTTGCAGCCATGGGCTACTAACCTTGTCAACCCGGTAACCGAATTGCAATTTGAATGGGTTGGTAACATGGTACTCACGCCAGAAGCTGACCATTGGAATGATGTTACAACGTTACCAGAAGTTAACTTTTCAATTGACCTTGCAGGACCATTTGAAGATTTTGCAAACGCTATGGGTACTAACTGGCAGGACTGGTCAACAACTACCAGTGCGCCAGAAACTGAGGTAACCACTGAATTTACAGTTGAGTTTGACCCTACTCGTCCAATTAACAATCCAGGTCGATTTAAAGAAACGACCACTACTACAACTACAACAACTACAATCTCAGAAACTATTAAAGAGGGTATTCGTGTAAACGTTGATCCGTTTGAAAATACTCAATCGACAGGACCATTTGTGTCAGAAGTTGGTACAGTACCGTTTATTAGAAGTCGAGAGGTTGCATTTAGTGCTACTGGTATGCGTCCTGACACTACCGTGTATCCTTTCTTCGAGGACACTGACGTCAGTGACTATGTAACACCAACTGGCGGCGTAGAGGGTGGAACTCTTACCACAGACTCCAACGGTTCTGTGAGTGGTATCTTTTTAATCCCTAATAACGATACTTTAAAATTCCGTGTAGGACAGCGTAGATTTAAGTTAATTGATATACAAGATTTAATTATTGAAAAGGGAAATGCAACTACTTCAGCTTCGGCCGAATACAATGCTTCTGGACTTACTGTTTCTCAGAGAGGTATTTCACTCACTACAAGAGAACCAATTATTACTGCAGAGCCTGTAACGGAAGTAGTAACAGACGTTAATGTTACTTCAGAAGTCGATACAGATATTAGATTCCACGACCCTGTTGCTCAAACGTTTGTTATTGGTGAATTTGAATATGTTAATCCTAACGCATCATCAGATGCGTCCGGTACTGGTAAAAACTTTGGTATTGGTGCTGATGGGGTGTTTGTATCAGCAATTGATATATTCTTTGAACGTACGCCAAATAACAACAACGGCATTGCAGTTGAGATACGAGAAGTTCACAACGGTGAGATTACAAGTATTAGAGTTCCGTTTGGATATAAGCGTGTTGAAAGAACAGATGTAAACACATCTAGTAACGGTCAAGCTCCAACACCATTCTACTTCGATGCTCCAGTATACTTAAGAGGTGGCAGAGAATATTGCTTCATTGTTAAGCCGGATGGTAATGATCCAGGCTATAGATGTTGGACAGCACAATTAGGTGGTACAGATGTATTTACCGGAGCGATTGTAGATCAACAGCCAGCAGTAGGTATGATGTTTACTTCTGCTAACGATCGCACATATTCACCACGTCAAAAAGAAGATATGAAGTTCCGTATTTGGAGAGCTTCGTTTGTTACCGGTGTAAACGGTGTAGTAACTTTGACCAATCAAAGTGATGAGTATCTCAAAGTTACTCAGGCTTCAGGTAATTTTAGAATTGGAGAGTCTGTAGTTGGTGAGTCAATATTCACAACGTCGTCTAGCTCAGACCACATTCAACCAGGGGACAAGATTTACTTTGGGGCTAATGTTGGTATAATTCGACAAGTAGTTTCCAATACGGCTTCAATCTCTAATCCTACTGTGTTTAAGGCTGATATTGCTGGAATTCCAAACAGTACAGTTAGCCTTGTAAGTCAGGGTACGGGTAATACATACTCGGCTGTTATCCAAAGTCAGACCTCGAACACTATTGCTGGAACTGTACAGTTCTATAATCCTTCTTCTGGCGAGTTGGTAATAGATAGCTCGGTTGGAGGATTTACGTCTAATACTACTAGCATTAACGGGTTCATTAGAGGTCTTACATCAAACAACACTGCTCAAATGTACTACAACAAAGATTTCAAGTATAACTTGATTGCACCTAGGCTGTCAATTGCTCAGTATGTTGATACTAATGTGGGAGTAAAAGTCAAAACTTATGCTAATACTGGGGCAGCGGGATCGTTTGTTGATATCTCTCGTGACGGGGATCATGCGTTCTACGACTCAGAAAAAATAGTATATGGTAAAACGCATGAGGTTGATGAAATTTCTAGCAATAAGTCTCTTACTATTCAATCTACTATGAGTACTAACGTTGACAGACTTTCTCCAATCTTTGACCTGGGACGGGCTAAGTCTTTAATTCTTGTTAAAAATATTGTTAACAATACGGCCTGTCTCTTATACACATCTCCGAGCCCACGAGACGTA